GTTGCCAAATGTGACGGCATTGTGGGGTGTTCACATCCAATGTGGGGTTGTGATACCAACCACCTCTTCTCTTCCATACATCGTATCCCAATTGAGTTGACATCGCATTGATATCCTCCCTTGAATATACACGGTTGCTTCCATCAATTTGACGGCAGAAATCTCTTGAACCTGGAATGATCATTGGTCCATCAATACCAGCAGCCAATCCGTATTTGTAACGAACGACAATCTCGGTTTGCAATCTCTTTACCTCTTCAACTCCTTTCGGTGTTGTTTCCAATCCGTCCTCGTATGATTTAATTAACTCTGCTTTGGCAAGTTTAGCAATCGCATCAGCGACAACCTTTGCATCCAGTTTGGTGATGTTCACGATGTCCCCAACTTGCAGACCTTTGTTCTCTTTCAACACATTCAAGATGGCAGTTTCAACGGCATCCACGAACTCAAACTTGTACGCTTCAAAATTGTCTGCACTCTCTCCGTATTGTTGAAATACTTTGATGTCTCTTTCATCATCCCATCCAAAAGGATTTTGTTTTGATAGGGCAACGGGTGCAGCGGATGGCAATGAATCTCCTCCGGCAATCGGTGGAAGATTTGCCAATTGACGCTTCTCGTTGATGGTCATATTGGACAACACATTGTTTGCAACCAACGGACTCAAAGCATTGATAGCATCGTTCAAAGATGATTGTTTCACATCGGTGATCAATGGCAATCCAAGTTCCTTTCTTGCTTCTTCGTTGGTGATAACTCCAGCGGTAAACAAAGCCTGATAGTCAAGACCGATTGGTGGTTTGTTGATGGTTTCTAAACGAACAGATGCGATAGGTTCAAGCAAGTACGCAAAGGTATCATCAATCTTTTGTTGACGGGGTTCAATGTAGGCGTGATGAAACATCTCATAGGCTTCAATCAACTCGCTACGACCACCCAATTGTCCCTCTACACGAACTCCAAACAACATTGGAGAGTTGACCTTGTGTGCAACAAATATCTCTTGTTGTACGGTCTTATTCAACAAGTCAAATTGCTTGTCAAAATCCGAAGGCTGAAGGTTGTTGATGACTGATTCCTTCTCTGTTGGATCGTTGTATTGAATAATTAACCCACCGGCATTGTCCGTGCCTTGATAATTCTCTTTGAATCTCCTTGCAGTTGCACGAGCTTCTTCAGGTGTGGGAATTCCTTTGAATAACTGGATGTGAGTTTGTGCGGTGAATCCGTTCTTGATGCTATTCAAATAATAGTTGGATATCTCGGTGTCAACCTCAATGTATTTCAACGCACCTACATAATCAGGCAAGGGATATTCGCCTTGTCCGGGGCGGTAAAATTGGCAATAATACAATTGCTTTGATTCACGAGTAATTGGGTTGTAGGGTTGATAGTGGATTTTCTCCGCTTTGGTATCAGTCCAGTCAGCGCAATATACATATTCACCCTCAAGACCTTTGCGGATGTCTTTGAATGGAATGTGATAGTATTCCGAAGGTGCGGTCTTTGCCTTGTTCCAAATCACCTCAACTGCAAACCCATTGAACAACTCGGCATCGTATGCTACTTTTGCTTTGAGTTCCTCGTAGCTTTCGTAGGCGTTAATGCTTTTGAGTTTGTTTTGGATTTTGGCGATGTCGGTGGTGTTTTGTCCGTATACTTCAGTACCAATTCCAGCCACATATGAAGCTTTTGCAGAAACGATTGCATTGTGTTTGGGTGATTTATTGAATAACTCAATGAGAAAATCAGGATAGAGATTGTCTGCCCCAAATGTCACGAATCCCTTTGCCTTGTTCTCTTTGAAAACAGGCAGTTTGTTATCGTGAAAATTTAATCTTTGGAATATCATCTCTATCAAATAGCAATCAATCTTTTTTGTTTGAGAACTTGTCAATAGATGTGAATCCAAGACAAGCAATCACGATGAATTCCACCGCACTCACCAACTCTGGAGAAGGTACGATATCAGCAGGAGACAAACTATTGTGAGCCATAGTACCAAAAAGTACAAAAGCACCGATGATCCCAACGAATCTTTTTGAGGACATTTCTCCTTTGTCACCCGTGAAAATTTCTAAAAGTTTTTTCATAAATCTTTGCTTTCTATTAATGTGTAAGTGAATGAATTGCCGTGCAAGGTGGCAGCCTTCTTGACCAAAGCCATAAACTCATCAAAATCTGCTGACTTTTTGAACACCTGACAACCCTCACTCCAATTCTCAACATAGGTTGAATCTGCACCAGCCTTGTGGATGTTAATGCCGTACACACCTTCGGTGATTAACTTGGTGTCGTAGGTCATATCCTTGTTTGCATCACGATAAACCTTCACGGGTTTGGCTTGTTTTAACGCTTCGTACTTTCCTTGATGCAATCCGATTGCGTGTGAACCACGATATTGTCCGGGAACTAAACGAGCAACGCCTTGAGCATTGTGAAATTCCTTCACTCCCTTTGTGCCTGGATCAGTTGTCGCAGCCCATTTCTTAAAATGCCACACATCTCCGATTTTGTAACTGACGGTTAACAAGTCATCAAAGACATTTGTCACCTTGCTTCCAGTATCCGAATTGCGAATGCCAATGATGTTCAAGTTGTAATCACCTGATTCAAAGAACTTGTAGTTCTTCACCTTCATTGCTTGTTTGATTTTGTCTATCATTTGCCTTGTCCTTTATATGGTTTGGAACTCTTATGCTTGTTCTTGTGTTTTGTATGTCTGCCCAATTTGTTTTTGGGTTTAACACGGAATGATGTGATGTTTACTTTTGTTGCCATAAGTACATTCTAAAATAGTCAAAATCCTCTTTCCCACCTTCGGAGAGATAGTTCAAATACGCATCATAGATCACTCCTTTGAACTCAATTGGTGTGGTTGTGGTATCCAATCCAGCACCTACCATCTTCACGGCATACACCTCCATTTGGTCTTGAACAACTTGCATCTGTTGAACAACGGATTCGGCTTTCTTTTCAGCAACAACAACCGCTTCTTTCAATTGCTCTTTCTCAACCACTTTTGCTTCCACCAATTTCTCGCTGACCTCGTGTGCTTGTTTGGTGGCTTGTCCAACGGCTTGTGTGTTCTGCTGAATCTTTTTCAACAAAGCATCAATCTCACTAACTGGCTTGGGTTCAGTTGCCCAAGATTCTGTGAATAAGTATCCACCAAAAAAAGCGAGAGTAAAAATCAATAGTAAACGCATATCGTTAAAGTTTTTTCATTGAGTTAATGATGCGTAGTTCAGTAATGGCTGCTGACAATGCAGAATCTGCCGTCTTCAATGCCTTATATGCTTGTTTCTGCTCTGCTCGTAGTACCGCCATCTCTTTGCGACATTCGTCAATCTGCTGTTGATTGCCCGAACGCAAGTCCATATACAAATAACTAACAGCCAAAAGCATACAAAAAGCCACGGCAGCAACAGGGTTTTTACGGAATTGGTCAAAGCTAACAGGTAGCGCATTGGGTTTTACTTTCGGTGTTGTCATATCGGGAATGGTGGGGTTACAACTTCAAATTCTGTTGGAGTTCCGAGAATTGGGGTAAGTGATTCATCAAAAACAATGTACCAAAATTGCGGTGTGTTTAATTCTGCAAACTGATAGTCAACCCAATTCTGTGTGATGTCATCAGGTGCAACGGGGATGCCGTAGTAAGTATCTACACTTTCACGGGCATTGATTGCTTCGGGTTCTGTTAGATATTTATAGCCTTGCATTAGTAAATAGAGTAAAAGTCGTTTATGTTTGTTTCAATGCCTGTGCGGTTTGATGATTGGTCTGAATTATATATTACAACTTCAAATACTTTATAATTCCCATTTAAACCTGGACTTACATATTGTAAAAACCTATTACTAGTTGGAGAACCTCCACCAATAACACTTAGCAGTGTTTCATTATTTGTAGCTGTATTATCAAATACAGAATCTCTGGTGGCTGTTATAGAGTTATTATTTACAAAATAAATAGGAGTACCAACATTTTGATAAGGCAAAGATGTGCTTCCATTAGAAGCTACTGAAAAATATCCCGAAGTATTTATTGTTCCAAATGGAAGTGAAAACACATTATCGCTACCCGTTGAAGAAACTTCTTGAGCATTAAAAGTAGCTTGTGTTAATGTGTTTGTTTGCGTATTACTCATTTGCTTCCCATTACAGTCAATTGCTAATATATTCCCGCTTGTTCTAACTATAACCCCCGAACTTACAATTTGAGGTTGAGATAATCCCGTTGTTTGTGTTGCATTTTTGCCATTACCACTTTGGTCGTACCAAGTAGTTACAAATCCATTATCTAGCGCACCTGTTCCCGTAAAGGCAAGTAATGCCGTAGTATCTAAATTTCCGTTTGCGTCAAATCCAATGTCGGATTCAGTTAAATCTGTACGTCTTACACGAATCGCACTACCCGTATACGCACTTCGCAATTTACGCAATGAATATGCCGCTGCTGCTGAACCATAAATATCCAACAAAGGGACTACTCCTTGACTTATTGAACTTGCGATAATTCCGTGACTTGCTAAAATCATTATGCTATATCTCCAAATAAATACCACTCATTTTCAGCAATCTTCACCAAAGTTGCACCCGAATACTGAGCGTTCAATTTCAACTTTGCCCCGTTGCTGCGGATAGTAACCCCACTTGTTGCAACGATGGTAGTTTGACCTGCCCCATATTGTGCCAAAAGTATTTGTGTGCCTGTGCTGAACGCTACTGAACTATTTAAAGGAACTGTTAAGTTGTTTGCACTTGCTACATTCATTTCAACCAATTTGTCCGCATCACCAAGCACTAAGGTATACGATGCCGTTTGACGGTTGGTGACAATCAGTTTGTTTGTCTTTGCATCAAGTGCCGTTTGTGTGGCTGTGCTTACGGGTTTGTTTGCATCTGAAGTATTGTCAACATTGCCCAAACCTACCGCAGCCTTGTTAAGAGTTGCAAAGGTCTTATCACCACGATAATAATCTGCTGAAGTTGTGGCGGTGATTGTTGGTTCAACTGCGACATTGCCACTACCCAAAAGCGAAGTGCTATTGATGGTCTTAATGTTTGTACCCGATACCAAAGTATCTTGCTTACTCGCTGCCAATCCGCTGTACTGCGAGTTGGTTGCATTGTCGCCCGTATTTGTTCCGCTTGTATTTCCAACAACTACCAATTGGGCATCGGTTACATAGCGTTTGTCTGTGCTACTTGCGATGTCGGCTGTGGTTGCATCTGCTCCAGCAGTTACCAAACCTTTGGCATCGTAGGTGATTTTTGTTTTGGTTGCTCCAGTGATTGCGGTGTTTTCATCAACCTTGCCATCCAATGCCGTTTGTAAATCAGTTTGGTTTGACAAAGTGCCAGTAACCCCACCCCAAGCAACTGCTGAACTGATGGCAATGTTTCCGCTTCCAAGTACTGATGTTCCGTTTACGGTCTTGATATTTGTTCCGCTTACAAGTGTATCTTGTTTGGCGTTTAATGCTGATTGAGTTGCACTTGAAACAGGCTTGTTTGCATCACTTGTGTTGTCAACATTGTTCAACGCCAATGCAGTTTTCAACGCTGATGGTGTGATTTTTTTTGTCTCCGCTGCCGATGTATCAACAATAGGAAACAAATCGGATGCGTTGTCTACCGTGACAATGGTCGCTAATTGGGATATTTTTTGATCTGCCATT